TTACATGAGGCCGCCCGAACCCGCCGCGCTGTCCCATGCGACCTCAAATAACCCTCCAGATTCTTTCAGCATATTGTCGATCTTTGAAGTACCAGCCGCGCTTTTGGCGTGAGCATGGCGCGACGATATCCGCCCCGATCGGTCCTTTTCGACCTTGGCCATAGCGTCGACATCTTTTTGGAGCCGCTCGAACTCGACAAGTTGCTCCGAGGTCCATTCTTTCCCCGGCTTTCCCATCTTCTTGATTGCCTCACGCGCCAGGCGGCCTGCCTCAATCTTCGCCTGCTCATCCGGGCTGCAATCCAGCTTGATGGCTTCATCATCAATGAATTCGGCCGTCCGGTGCGCGAACTGGCGCACAACAGCGCCCGATACATCTTCCAGCCAACGGCGGCCATCGTATCCATGCCACCCGATATTGTTCACATGCCGCATCCGATCGCCGAAGCGGATCAGCATGCGCGTTCCGTTGCCAATATCGGTCTCTGGCTGCGCTGCGCATTCGTCGAGAAGTTCTTCGGCCGATAGGGCCACGGACTGCTCTTCTTCAACAGCGGTAGAAACCAGCAAAGGGTCCGGGTTCTCGCGATATGCGGCGCGCTGCTGCTCGACCTCAGCAATTGCTCGTATCACTTCATCGGGCACGCCAGTCTTTTTGTCTTTCGTCACGTCAGTTCCCCAATGCCAGTTTCTCAGCCCCAAGGCTGGCAAAATCCGCCCCTGCAGGCGGCCATAGAGTGTGGATAGAGCGGCCTTCCAGGGCACACCGAACAGCGGCACGCTTCATTGCGGCCACCGTGAAAACAACCTCGCTGTCGCCGTCGGCGAGGTGGATTAGGTCGTCGACATGTGTCGGCACCTGATAGGCGTCGGAGGATGACTGACCGGGCTTCGGGACGATGCCCGGCACCCGCACCGGCCGAGACCGGCCGCGCCTGTCCGTTACTCTTTGCGATGGGTGGTTGAAGGCGCTCTTGGGGTCCGCAGGCCCCGCCAGGTTTCCGAGATCGCCCGTTGCAAAATAGAACGTGTCCGGCCTGAAGCCGTCAAAGCCGGCAAACGCCAGGACGGTCTCTATGCCTTCGCCTCCAACCCAGCGAGTGGACGGCAGATCGCCGCATACAGGGATCAACGATCCTTTTTTGGTGCCGCGCATCTTCTTTGTGGGAAGCGGGATATCCTCAATATCGCGGCCGAGGTCGGGCCTGTATTTCGGACCGTTCGACAGGTCTATCCATGTCTCATGGCAGCCGGTGATTTTACCGGCCACATCGACGAAGGGCGCAATCATCGCGTACCCGACATAGTGAGACACGGGATTTCCACGCTCATCATTCCCGTGCCAATAGGTCCGCCGCGTAGCAAAGCGAATGTTCTCAAAAACCGTGTCAGGGATCACGCAGCCCGTGCGTAGACGCAGATATTCCCGTAGAGTCCGATCATCGTCATGCGGCGCGACGGTTGCGCCGAGATATATTCCGCGGGCCTTCCGCACTTCTTTCTCTCGAAATGCATCCTGCTTGATCTGCCGTTCCGCCGCATTATACTCGGCCTTTTGCAGATCAAGCTGCAAACTCGCCTCTCTTAGGGCACGAGCGGCCGCGGTCTCGCGTTCGCCCCCGTCAGGAACCGGCTTACCGGACAAGAAAGCGGACGCCTCAAGAAGCTCCGATCTCGAATGCAAATCGTATTTCAACACATGCGCGACCAGGCTGAGGCCATTGCGACCGCCGGCATCACACCCACGGCAAACCCACGCGTCCTTGCCAAGGTTGACCGCGAAGCGATCTTTGCCACCGCATCGGGGACACGGCCCACCTTGATCGACCTTTTTCGGCAACTTGAGGCCGAGGGCGTCTACCGCTGCAGAAACGGGCAACAGCTGCGCAGCCTTGATGAAAACCGATATCTCTTCGCTCACCTCCGCGCCCCTTCTCTTTGCAACGATTGCTGCGAGAGTGCCGCGGACGGGACATCGGCGCGCAGTTCAGCCAGATCGCGGTCGTTGGCGATCCGCAGCTGGCCCTTGACCGTGAGAAGCTGGCAAACGAGGTCGAGATTTTCCGGCCATGTTTGGCGATTGAGAGCGATAAACGCTGTGCCTCGCGACCAGCCGCGCAAGTGATAGGGGTCGCAGACAAAGCGCATTCGATCGACCTTCAGGAAGTCCAGGTCGAATGTCTTTGCCGTTCGGTAGCACTCCATCTTAGAAGCCCCCACGATGAGCAGCAGGCGCACGCGCTCTTTCATGATCAGATCCACTTCGACTGGCTGGGAAACCGCTTGACCGTCGAGGTCTCGACAGCTCGCTGCGCTTTTTGTGCCTGGACGATTTCGTCAAGCGTGATGACGCCCTCAGCGTCGGCGCTTTCCATAAGTGCAGCCTTCAACAATTCGCGTTCCGCAGCGTCGCGCTTTTCGAGCCACGCAGTCACGCGATCGAAATGACGTTGAAAATCATCGTCGAGCTTCACCACCTGGCGGCGTTCACGCCACGTATGTTCAGCCAACGTGACGAAGCCGCCTTTCTGGAACCAGATGGCCATGCAGGGGGCGCCGTCCTCGATCTGACCAACCTCCTGCCAGTCTGTCATCACAAGCACCCAACCCGGGAGTTGAGAGAGCGCCATTCCGAAGATTGCCGGAGCAGCCTTTTCGGCATTGTCGGTCACGATGACGAGGCGGATCGGTTCACCCACTAGCGCCGCACCCCTGGCTTGAAACCGACCGCGCGTTCAATAGTGGACCACCTGCCACCGCACCGGACACACTCGCGCCTGCGGCGGATAGATCCGGGAGCTTCTCGAATGTCCGTGACCTTGCTGGAGTTTGTGCCGCATTCTGGGCAGAGGATCCCCGACGCAGGTGCAACGGATGTCTTGCGAAGCCGAGGCATCAATCGGACCCTACAACGCGCAGGCCGGCCTTTACTCCGCCTGCGGCTTTCACCACCGCAAGCGCGCTGCGCAACTGGCGCGCCGCTTCTTCCATTTGTGCGGCAGCACGATCCGCAGCTGTTGCCTCTGCCGGCGTCATATGGCCATCAGCGAAAGCGAGAGCCATTTTGCCGGCCAGCTCGGCGGTTTCGCGCATCAGATCGGCATGACTTTGCATGACACAGGCAGCGACAGCGTGCTCCTGGTCTGGGTCGGTGAGCCTGCGACCGGTTACCTCTGCCATGACCATCGTCACGTGAGGAATTCCACAGTCTGCCTCCAACAACCGCACAGCGTCGATCGTCATCAGGTCAGGATATTTGGCATCACCCCATCTTTGAATGTTCGACTTCGAATAGCCGAACTTCTCTTCGATGCGCCGCATGGTGCCGCAATCTTCGATAAGATCACGTTGCGCAGCCTTAATCCGGGGTAGGAATGGATCGGTCATCTTAGCATCTCCAAGAGCACAAAAAATCACGTCCCGGCGCGGGACAAACGGTCCTAATGTCCCGTGGTGGGACGGCAAAAAATGAAGGATTGTCAGATGGTCAGGTCATCGCGGCGGACCACAAGCCAAAGCAAAAGGTCGACGCGACGGATTGAAACAAAACAGCCGGGAAACAGCCCCGAAACAACAGGAAGAAACCCTATGAGTGACGCCGTCACAAACTCCATGATTGCGAACTTCGCAGTGCTCGAGCAGCTCGTCATCAACCTCGCGCACTTGATGAGCAGAGACTTTGATGACGAACGGGGCATGAGGTCCGGGCTTGTCGACGACGTGCGCTTCCGGATGGAAAAGATGCAACGCACCCCCAACAGGGACGCACAGAGACTGGCCTTCCTCGCGCTGGAGCATCTCGACCGACTGGAGCCTAGAATTCTGGGAGAGAATGGCGACGAGCTTCTGCAATGAAGGCTTCATTCTGCCGCCTCGCGAACTTGGTCACGAAGAGAGTTCAGTCGCACAGGTGAAAAGAAGTCTTCAGGCAGAAAATCAACCCCGTTCAGGCGAGCGTACTCTAAGAGCAAGACCTGATCCTTTGACGGCACCAATCCACCGGTACCCTCTCGAACTGTTAAGGGATAAGTCCAGCGATAGACGCGCGAAGGGTGCTTCCCGACGATCGATGCGACAGCACTCACTCCTCCGAAGTGTCGGATAATAGACTTAGCTGGTTCTTCCTGATGGTGTGCCATGCCTGTAAATTGCGATAATCGCTATTTTCAGTCAAGATCTATTTGCGATCTTCTCAATTTAATTTTTTTGCGAAAAACGCGAAGATAGCAACATGAATGACCCTCAGTACGAACTCAAAAAATGGCTTAGCGAAAAAGTTGAGCCACGCGGCGTGTCTACACATCTTGCGAAGGCCCTCAGGGTCAACGCGACAACGATCACGCGAATGAAGAACCTGGACAGCGACAACCCAAAGGAACGAAGGAAAATCGGGCCTGAAGAAATTCCGACCATCGCGAGGTTTTTTAATGAGCTGCCGCCAGGCTACGAGGGAATGACTAATTGGCTGTCTGAACAGCCCGATGCCAAACCTTCGCCCCGCTCGAATGCAAGCTTCCCCCCGCAGTATCAGCGGTTTGCGGCCAGCCAGACAACCCCACTTCTGGGGCAGAGTAAAGCCGGGCCGAACGGGCGGTTTATCCTAAACGGCTCCGAGGTTGGCCGAGTATTCACACCGCCAATGCTGGAAGGAGTTGAGGACGCGTATGCTGTTCGCGTCTACGGATCGTCAATGGAGCCAAGGTTCTTCGCAGGTGAAACCGTTTGGCTCAACCCGAGCGAACCGGTCCGACAGAATGACGATGTCGTAGTGCAACTCATCACGGATGAGGAGAATGGCCGTGAGAGCTATATCAAAAGATACGTATCACAATCGTCGCTAGTCACACGCCTATTCCAGTACAATCCGGACGATGGTGAAGACAAGGAGCTCGAGTTTCCAACATCGCGGGTGTTTTCAGTTCACAAGATTGTCTTTCATGCTGCGACATAGTTTCTCGTTGAGAGCGCCATGTTGGACGAAGAGTCAAATTGCGTTCTTCAGCTGGTGCCCACCGGCACTCAGAGCACCTGATGCCGCGACATAGCTGACCGAAATTGTGTAAACCCCTGTCGGCGATCGTCCTGATCGAAGATGACCGCAAGACGCGAGACCGGCCACAGTCATCACACGCAACGTAAAGGCTAACCAGCTCAACTAGGAGCCGTTTAGCGTCCGCTTCCGGACCAGCGTTTGCGTGCACATGCGCCTCCGTTGTTCTCTTTCCGTTCCCCTTTCAATCAGATCCTTGAAAAAGAGTCGAATCAAATTTTCCGACCTGCGAAGTCAGTGGGTTACGAGCAAGCATGCTCAATTCGCAAATTTGCGACTTGACCTAAAATAGCGATTATCGCAATTATAAGCGCAGCCAAGGAGTTGCGAATATGATTGAGTTCCGCACAAACACTGATCCCGAAAGAACTAGAAAAGTCCCGTGCATCCGGTCCCTGACCGAGCGGATGGCAGATGACATGCGAGAACTCGCATTCGCCGGCTACAATGTGTCGGCCGAGACGCTTGCCGCGCATGGATATCCAGCCGATGTCGTCAGGCGCTTCGGGACCAAGGCGACAGAGTTGGCTCGCCGCCAGTCTACGCGCCAGATCGCGGAGGCCTGAAACATGGCGTCCATTACGTCCACTGCCTCCCAAAGACACGTTTCACACCGCGCGGCTGAATCGCGTGTTGACCCGAGGTTGACCGCGATCATCGTCGAGCAGGTCGCGACTTACAATCGCACGCTGGCCTACGGCATGTCCGCAGTCGTCGTCTTCTGCATCGGCTTCTACGCCGCGACGATGGTGTAGGCGATATGAGCCAGATTGCTCCAATCTCCCAACTGTCTGCGAAACCTGTCTGGTCGTTCAACAGCGACGGCAGTGTTTTCGATCTTGCCGCGCCAACGCCGTCAGTAATTTGCTTCGTCGAGATGGGCCGGACGATGTCCGGCATTCGCCGGTTCAATGGTCGCGGCATGTCTGACGCGCAGCACTGCGCGATGGGTGCGCAGGCCATCTTGAATGAAGGCGGCACGTTTATGGAGGCTGCCTTGTATCTCCTGCATGACGGACATGAATATCTCTTTGGAGATATCATTCGGCCACTGGAGGATCTCCTTTCTCGCGTGCTTCCAGGCTTACCCGTTCGGGAAGCAATTCGTTTGATCAAGGAACGGTGGGACGACGCGATCTACACGGCCGCAAATCTTCCTCCGCCTTCGCTTTGGACGCAACGCCAAAGGAAAATCGTCAAATCAATGGACGATCGCATGTGTCGATTCGAAGCCATTTCGCTTTTCGGGCAGGCCGCGGGCAATCAATTCCCATTGTCCGAGAAGCCCAAAACCACAGGTTCTTTGAAGATCTGGGGCTGCGCGGCGGCCGAGGAGAAATTCGCCGAGATGGCGCACCGGCTGATCGGCGCTGACATCATTGCCCGGCAAGCAGCTGTGGCAATTTCCACGAGGAAGTCACTATCATGAATACGGAACTGCTCAAGAAGCTCGATGCTTTGCGCCTCAATTTCGAAGCGCTCGACGTCAAACTGCCGCTGTCCCTCGTGGAGAACGATGTGGGCTGCGTCATCGACGCAGAAGGCAAAGACGTCCTCGTCATCGATGTCAACAACGAGCGAGACAACGACCAGGTGAAAGCTATCGCACGCCTGGTTGTCAACCTCGTCAACTGTAACGCCGGGTTTTTGCCAGGTGCGAGCTACACGGCTGACGAAAGGCAGGTCTCGTGATGGCAAAGCCTGTGAAAATCAGCGTCACGCCCATCAAGAGCTTCCCTCTCTCCGGTCGCAAGCTTTGCATGACTGATGAGCCGGGAACGCTAACGGGCGGCATCCGTAAGGACGGCGGTCCTCTGCAGCGGACGTTCTCGCATGGCGCAGTCGCACTCATGGATCCGAACGGCGACGCGGCGGTTGACCCTGTCAACTTCGCAGCTGTCATGGAATTCAGCGAGCGCATCATTGAGGGCGACCAGAGGGCAGCAACGCAGCCTGGCGCAGTGTTGATGCTGACGACAGCCTATCTGGCGCTCATCATGACGTGGCCGGTTCCAGTACCGCTGGGCGCCGAGCTGATCGAGGACGACGCCTAATGGCCGGGTCCGTCAACAAAGTCATCCTTCTCGGTAACTGCGGCGCTGATCCTGAGATCCGTCGCACCCAGGACGGGCGCCCGATCGCCAGCATTCGTCTGGCCACTTCCGAGAACTGGCGCGACCGCGAGAGCGGCGAGCGCCGGGAGAAGACCGAGTGGCATTCGATCGTCGTCTTCAACGAGGGTCTCTGCAGGGTCATCGAGCAGTACGTGAAGAAGGGCTCGAAGATCTATGTCGAGGGTCAGTTGAAGACCCGCAAATGGCAGGATCAGTCCGGCAACGATCGGTACTCGACCGAGATCGTCCTGCAGGGCTTCAACTGCACACTGCAGCTGCTCGATAAGGCTCAAGGCTCCGGGTACCAGCCGGGTGGCAATGGCGCTGAAGACTTTGGTGGCGACCCAGACCGCGCCGCCGGCAACTCATCACGACCACAGCAATCCTCGACGTCGGGCGGAAACCTTTCGCGCGACCTCGACGACGACATTCCCTTTTAACGGAGAGAGACGATGAAACTGATACGCGACGTGCAGTCCCTCATGGGCATGCTCGAAGGCGGCGAGCTGAACGACGAGGCGTCAGGCCAGCTCGCCGAGGTTCTACAGAAGCTCTACGAGCTTTCGAACGATCGTCCCAAAACGAGCTTCAAGGGCGAGATCAACATCAAGATCAAGCTGGCCGTGAAAGACGGCATGGTCGAGATCGATGCCGAGCTCGCACCGCCGAAGCTCCCGAAGCTTCCCCGCAAGACGTCCGTCTACTGGGTTGTCGATGGCGGCCGTCTCTCGACCGAGCACCCTCAGCAAAACGACATGTTTGGCGGCCCACGCGAAGTCGATCGCAGTCGCCCGACCCCGCTTACCTCCTGAACCACTCCTACTCTGAAGGACCGACCACATGGACCAGCTATCTGAAACTGCCGTGAATGCCGTCGCTGATCTCGCAAAGGCCGGCGCAGCTACCGTTCTCCGGATCGACAATCTCAATCTTCCAGGCGTCCCACTGGAGGTGCCTGTCCTGCTCGATCCGAAGAGTGGAACGGTCAAAAGCGTCAAGAGCCTGATCGACGAGTATCGCGAGACCCCGGATCGCAAGCGCGGTACGGCTGTCGTCAACACACTCGACAGCTTCATTGACCTCGTCGACCGTCACAAGACGGAACACAGCGTGATCTTCGCCGATATCGATTGGCGCAAGCCATCTCTGACGGCCATCATCGACTATCACGACAAAGCGAGCGATGGCCCCGCCGATAACGGCAAACACCGTGTTCACTATCCGTTCCCGCTTTCCGAGGAATGGCAGACATGGGTGAAGTTCAACAGCGAGCCGATGACCCAGTCGGAATTCGCGGAATTCATCGAAGACCGTATCGCCGAACTCGCCGCACCGCATGAAGAAGAAGCGGCGCACTGGCAAGAAAAGCTCGGCGGGCGCGTGGCGTTTCCGAACGAGATTGTCACTCTCTCGCGTGGCCTCAAGATCAACGCCGAGACCCGCGTCATCAATCAGGTGACGCTGGCCTCCGGTGAGGCACAGATTACGTTTGAGGAAGAGCACAAGGACCAGAATGGTCAGAAGCTCAACGTCCCGAACCTCTTCATCATCAAGCTGCCGCCGTTCTTCCGTGGGGAAGCTGTCCGGGTGCCTGTCCGGCTCCGCTACCGTCTGAAGGCCGGATCTCTTGTCTGGTTCTACCAGCTCTATCGTCCCTACCAGTACATCACCGAGGAAGTCGAACTGTCGCTCACCCGAGCCGCGGCTGCAACCGAGGTGCCTTCCTTCCAAGGCAAGCCGGAAATGACGGCCTGATCAGCACCAGGGGCGGCGCGTCCTGCGCCGCCTTCAAATCCGTCGCAGGGCCCGACGAGAACGGCCCACCCAATCCGGAGAACACCGCTATGACGAATGACATTCAATGCCGCCAGCAGGCTGAAGCCGTTATCGCGGCCCTAACACTCCAACCTCCCCGGGCGCTACCCCTCAACCCTGACGAAGTTCGCGCCGCTATCGAGAGCGGGATGCGGGTCTATGAGGCAGCCAATCGGTTTGGTATCGCCGAGTGTCACCTTTCGACATTCATGCGCCGCCATGACATTCCAGTTCTGGCCAACGGCAAGATCCCGCCGCCCGATCTATCGAGCCCCGACAGAATTGTCGTCTGGAAGGAAACTTCGGACTCGATGTCGGGGGTCGCCAGGTTGAAGCGCTTTGCGCTTCCACGCATCAGCATGCACGTCAATGCGATTCAGGCGGCAAGACGCGACCGGTCAGGCGAGAGATCAGCCCCATGAGAGTTCTGATCGGCTGCGAGACTTCAGGCATGATGCGCCGTGCCTTTGACCGCCTTGGCCATGACGCGTGGTCCTGCGACCTTCTGCCGGCAGATGACGGCAGCAACCGCCATATCGTCGGCGACGTGCGTGATCTCCTGGAAGACGACTGGGATCTGCTCGCCGTCATGCACCCGCCTTGCACCAGGCTCTGCAATAGCGGCGTTCGCTGGCTGTCTGAGCCGCCGACCAAGCTCAACGAGACTTTCTCGCGTGAGCTGCGCTTGGCTTATGCTGAGATGGACCGCGATCAGCGTCTCGCTTTCATGTGGCAGGAGCTGGAGAAAGGTGCGGCACTGTTTTCGGATTGCTGGAATGCGCCCATCGAGCGCGTGCAATCGAGAACCCGGTGATGCACCATCACGCGAAAGAACGGATCACCAACTACCAGGCGCCGGCTCAGACAGTTCAGCCTTGGTGGTTCGGCGACGAAGCGTTCAAAGCCACGTCTTTTTATTTGCGCGGCCTGCCAGCGCTTGTCGCCACGAACCGTCTCACCCCCCCGAAGTCAGGCACAAGCGAGCATAAGGCCTGGTCAAAGATCCACCGTGCATCGCCAGGTCCGGGCCGTTGGAAAATACGATCCGAGACCTTCCCCGGAATTGCAAACGCTGCGGCGCTCCAGTGGGGCAGCCATGCGGTCGAACAAATGAGGACTGCGGCATGACCGACAACAAGACCCCATCGCCCGAGACGCATGTGGCGGTCTTACTGGATGCGGAGGACGGCCTTAAGCGGGAGTTTATGAACCAACTCGCCCGCTTCGTTCACGATCTCGAACACCTGCCCGTCGATGATGTCGCCGTGCAGGACCTTTTCGCTAAGCATCTCTCTGGCTGCCAAAACGGCTTCGTCGTAGGCAACATCATCGCTGAGAAGCTCGGTTCCTTCGGTATCCTCACGGAAAGCACCGTGCTCTCGGATATGAAAATAATAGCGGGACATGATGCCGACTCCGTTTTCTATCGAACATCGGTTCGTGCTGTCGGTTCCGCGCGACATCATCCGAATGCGCCGGTGGCCTACCGCCATCGCTTGACTGGCTTTCCAGATTGGAACGTCAGCAACGCCGACGACATGGACGGCGTGCGCGACTGCATGCGCCACCTCGGCGACCGGCTGGAAGTCGAGCCTCTGTTTGCAGCGACAGCGCCGCAGGATCATGTGCAGGATATCGACTGGTTCGAAACTTGCCTTAACGTCGTCCATGAGCACAAGAAGACCTATGTCGTCACTCGCGACGACTTGAAGCAGCGCGGTAAGGCAAATGCCGCCCTTTATGCGAACTTTGTCGAGGTTTGCGATAGCATTTCTCAAGCCATCCATGACTTGAAAGCGATGCCCGCTCCGTCCCCGTCACCCGAAACGAATGTGAGGGGTGAACTGCACCCCGACGATCTAGCTATTGACCAGTTCGCCGCCGCGATGAAGGCGAAGCTTGCCGAGAAGCGTGATGAAGGCCGTAGCGGATGGGACGACAAAGACGATTGCTCGCAGCTCTTCCTGTCGCAGCTCCTCCGAGAGCACGTCGAGAAGGGCGATTTCCTCGACGTCGGCAACTTCGCAATGATGCTCCATCAACGGGACGAGCGGATCTCTTCCCTACTTGAAACGCTACAGGGAGACTAATCCATGAGCCGTATTTATCTAGCATCGTCGTGGCGCAACCCGCACCAGCCTGACGCCGTCGCCATGCTCCGCGCAGACGGACATGAGGTCTACGATTTCCGCAATCCTCCGAACGGCGTGAAGGGTTTTGCGTGGTCCGAGATCGACCCTGACTGGATGGGCTGGAAGGCTACGGAGTATCGCGACCTGCTCACCACGCACCCGATCGCCTCTCGCGGTTACCTCAATGACTTTCGCGGCATGGAATGGGCTGACACCTGCGTCCTTCTTCTGCCCTGCGGACGTTCCGCTCACCTCGAAGGCGGCTGGTTCGCCGGACGTGGCAAGCGACTGATCATCTGGACTCGCGACGGCGAAGAACCTGAGCTCATGGCCTTGATGGCGAACCACATTGTGACCAGCGGCGAAGAGCTGCTGGAGGCGTTGGGGAGGGTCGCAGCTTGACCGATCCTGCCCAACTCACCTTCAAAAAGAAAAGCCCGCCAAGAAGGCGGGCTTCGGAAGTCCCGGACGGTGCCATCCAGGACTGCGGGTCATCTCAAGCTCCATGCGCGCATGTCCACGGACTTAATGTCTTTGGGGCGACATGCCCCAAGCTCTTTCGCGGCGGCACCATCCGCAATCCAGAGAGCCATGGTTATCCCGCTTTCGGGTTTTCCGGATCTATCAAAATGTTGGCCAAGATAGACCTCCTTTCAATGATCAGGAAACATGTCGTGACCGGTTGGCGGGATTTCAAGTCCTACTTGTCCCCATCGCCCGAATCGAATGAGCAAGGACTGAGCGAGCGCTTGGAAGCCGCCATAGGGAAAAGCATAAAACTCGATATCGAGATGATGTCGCCTGAAATGCAGGATCGGTATCGTGCTGCTCTTGGTCAAAGCCCATCACCCGAGGTGCATTTGGAGGTGAAGCACTCCGCCGATTGCCCTTGGGACAAGACGAGGCTGACGCTGCAGCGCTACTGCACATGCGGCGCTTTCGATGCCGAGCAGCCTGCAGCCCAGACGCATTTGCGCGGGAGCATAGCGGCTTTCGAAGCAGCCTATCCCGACCTTTACTATCATGTCGCCAAGGGCAAGATCACGGCCGGCGAGCCTCTTTACGGCGCGATCATCACCACGATCGGCGGCACTGAGATCGGGCACGGTGAGAGCGACGAAAGCGCCGAAGTCGCGTTTTCGATAGCTGTTGCTTCCGCTGGCCTATCCACCACGGAGGGATCAAACAATGGTTGAGATCCAGAACACGATCAAAACGCCAAAGTCCTTCCCCGAGATCTGGCAGCCGATCGCCAGCGCTCCTCGTGACGGCACATTCGTTCTGACAAAGGCAGGCTCGTGGCAGCCATGCATCACGCATTTCGCCACCTATGATGGTCGTACTCGTTGGGGCGCTAGCCCTGAAGGGTTCATGACGGAAGCTGAGTTTTTGCGCTACTGGCACGAGGTGAGCTACGCCCCGACCGAATGGATGCCGCTGCCTGACGATGATGTCGCTGATGCAATCGAGACAGCCTATCGCAACGGCTTCGAAGATGGTGAGCGTCATGCTGGGGAGGCTGCAAGCCCATCACCCGAAACGAAAGAAGAGTTCATCCCGCCGCCGCCATCACCGGGGCTAATACCGATGATTGACTTGTTCCCGCAAGCGAATGTGGCAACACCAGAACTGGCAGGCATCGAACTGGTTGGCGTAGCAGAGCAGCTTGAACAGGGTGCTGGTGCTTGGAGGGCTTGCTCCGGTTGTCACGAGTTGATCGAGGGCCACCCGACCGGCCCATGGAGCGAAACGCTGAAGAGCTACATGGGCGGCGGCTGCCGCGAGTGCGGTGGCATCGGGGCGATCTGGGACAGCACTGATTATAGCCAGGTCAATAACCCCGCGCCAATGACAAGAAGGGAAGGGGACAGATGAGAGCACAGCGCGCAGAAGTTCTGCCAATCTCCCTCCCGCCACGCGGCCTAGCACGTGATCAGGCTGCAGCGTATATCGGCGTATCTTCCAGCCTATTTGACGAAATGGTCGGTGATGGCAGAATGCCGAAACCAAAGAAGGCCAACGCCCGGACGATCTGGGACCGCGTGGCACTTGACCGGGCGTTCACGCGTCTGCCTGGTGGAGATCCTGACGACGCAGACGATTGGTCCGTGGAAGTGTGATGCCGAAGAAGTTTGCAAAGAAGTACGTGATTGAGGATCGCACGGATGGCGTCCTGCGCTTCTATTTCCGAAAGCGCGGCCAGAAGAAGATCCGATTGCCTGGTGTACCGGGCAGTGATGAGTTCAATGAGGCCTACTATATCGCTGTGAATGGCACCGCGGTCGAAGAGGCGAGGGGACCGAAGCTATCAACGAAAAACTCTCTTCGTTGGCTTTGCGAGCAGTACTTTCAGTCGGCTGAATATAAGCGCCTGGACCAGCGGACCCGGCATGTCCGTAAACTGATCATCGAGCACATGTGGGCCGAACCCCTAAAGAAGGACAGTACACGCCTTTTCGAAGACATGCCGATTGCTGCCATCACTGCAAAAGCCGTCCGGGTCTTGAGAGACCGCAAGGCTGAGAAGCCGGAAGCGGCTAACAGCCGGATCAAAGCGCTGCGTGCAATATTCGCGTGGGCCTGCAAAAGTGACGTCGAGCTGATGCTGACAAACCCAGCGAGGGACGTGTCATTCTTTGCTCAGCAAGGCGACGGTTACCATTCCTGGACTGAAGAAGAGATCGCGAAGTTTGAGGAGAAGCACAAAGTCGGCACGAAGCCTCGGCTCGCGCTGGCGCTGATGCTCTACACTGGTCAGCGTCGTAGCGACATCATTCTGTTCGGCCGGCAGCATGTCAGCAACGGCAGTCTAAAGTTTACGCAGTTCAAAGGCCGGAAGAAGAAGCCGATCACGCTCGAGATCCCGGTTCATCCAAAGCTGCAGAAGATCATTGATGCATCGCCTGTCGGCGATCTCACGTTCTTAGTGACCGAATTCAATAAAGGCTTTACCGCTGCAGGGTTTGGCAACTGGTTTCGCAAGCAGTGCAATAATGCAGGCCTTCCACATTGCAGCGCGCACGGTCTGCGAAAATCCGCATCAGCGAGGCTTGCAGAGAGAGGCGCCACCGAAAAACAGATCATGTCGGTGACCGGTCATACGACCTCGAAAGAGGTGTCACGATACACGAAGGCGGCAAATCAGAAGCTACTGGCGGAGAGCGCTATCAGCCTGTTTGACGACATCAACGAAGGGAGCGAGGGGGGAAAGTAA